TATCTATAGCTAATTGAGATAATTCTTTCACTTTAATATTCCCCCTTTAATTATTTGTTTTATAGTTTAATGTTAAACTTTAACAACCCTAACAACAGTAGCACTATTATTGTCATAACCTAAAGTAGTAAGCTCTATTATCTCAGCAGCAAATCTAGTACCTCCAGTCAAATCAGCAGCAACAGCAAATTTAAAACTACCATTTTGAGGTATTAAATACTGATCTACAACAGGAGTACCGTCTATCCCATCATTAGTTATAGTAAAAACATCACCTACAGTAAAATGAAAAGCCCTACCAATTTTACCAGCAGCCAATTCAAAATCTCCAATAGTTTTACCTGCTTCATAAAGTACTTCCGGAGTAGCATGTAACAATACTTCTTGAGTAGTAACATCAGTAGGAGTTGTTACATTATAAACCTCTCTTTCTCCATCTGCCAACCCATTTAATACAACAACTCTACCATTTTCTAAAGCACCAGCATCATACTTAATTGACACTATATTACCTGCATAACAAGCCTGAATTTTATCAAGGTTAACTATTGTTTTGGCGTTAGCCATTTAAAATCTCCTCCTTTTAATTATTTATTTTTTACTTTAGAATATTTGCGAATTATATCTGCATAAGGTTTTTCAATTTTTTTATTATCACCCTTTTCAAATTGAATATTTATTTTAGTCTTCTTTTTACTATCATTACTAAATTTAATCATCTTTTTTCCTACCAAAGAATAAAGTTTTTCCTCTAATTCTTCTAAAGTGAAATCTCCTGCTGTTTCTTTTATACTATTAATTTCAGCCTCATCTAATTTCTCTGCAAATTTTGTAAATAACTCTTCTTCAGCAATTCTTCTCTGTTCTTGTTCTATGTTTTTCTTGAACTCCAATAGCTCATCTCTCTCTTGTTTTACAGTTTCATAACTAGATTGCAATCTACTAAATTCACTCTTAACTTTTTCATAATTATTTCTCATTTCCTCTATCTGTTTTACTTCTTCAGGTGTTAACCACATGGGAATTATTTTTTGCTTATCACCCAATGTAATTTTGTCGTCTTCATCTACAAAATAGAATATTTTGTAATAATTACCCCAATCCTTTGCATCTTCTACTATACAATAATCATCAAATACTTCTAGAACAAAATAATTATATTCTCTTTCTTCCGTTTCTTCGTTAATTGGGTTGAGAATCTCATACAATTCTGCCCGTATGTCATCATGAGATAATTCAAATACAAATACTATTTTATCTTCGTCTTTCACCTGAAACATCCCTCCTTCTTCAAAATTTGATGTATCTAGTTCAAGTGTTTTATAATATTTTTTTAATTTCCTCTTAGCAGATTCATAATCTGGGTCATCTTTATTTCTTTCTAAAAAAGAAAGTGCTGACTGACATCCTTTAGCAGATAATACTAAAGTATTCTTCTTAATCATACAAACAGGATATTTTAGCTTCTGACTTGGAGCATCCTCCCATCCATCTTTAACCATTAAATAACATTTTTTGACAAGAGTTTTATAATTTTTAGCCTTAAGTAATTTATTCCTTAAAACTGTTTTATCAACTGACCCCCAAGGAGTATTAAAATCAGCAGCTTCTTTAGATAAATCTATTTTTATTTCAGAACCAGACCCCCAATCTTCCTTCTTTAAAAACTCTTTCCCCATACTAATTTTTAATAATTCCATTTCCTTCTGAATCTCCCTTTTAATATCATCAAAAGAAAAGATTTTCTCTATACTTGCATTAACCATTGCAGGTTGCCTATCGTCACCCAATATACATGCACCAAAAAATGAGAATCTAGTAAATACAAAATATCCATCCTCATGCATGTATCCATCAAAATCATCTGCAAGTTCCATAGATTGCTGTTTAATACTATCCCTATTAAAAATATCTATTGCATCATCAAACTTCTTCCAAACAATACCATCACATACTAAAAATTCCCTTTCTATTCCATCATCACATAATTTTATTTCCCATCTAGGATTACAAGATTCAGGAATAACTCCATAGGCACACCCTGCATATTTTAATCTAAATTCTCCATTTTCAACCACTAAAATATGCTTATGCCCTTCAAAATCCTTTTCATTATCTTCGGTAATTCTTATATATCCAAGTATAGGAGTATTACTCAAAGTGGGTATGGCCTTTTCAACAACTGATTTTTCAAAATAGGAATTATTTAAATTCAATCCTACATGCATCAAATAAATCTTGACATTCATAAATCTCTCATCTATATCACTTATCTTCTCAAACATTACAGGAATAGTTTGTAAATTTTTATCTTTCAAACTTACTTTCACCTCCTTAATAAAATTTAACTTTTATTATTATTGTCTTCTCTGTTTCTCTGCTCTATCCCCTTATCTGATAAATCATCATCTTTTAAAGGTCTCCCAGGATTATTTGATTGAGTATGAGCAGAAATCAAAGGTATTAAATTATCTAACAATTCTAATTGTTTATTTTCTAAATTCATAATTTCAATTAATTCAGCTTGCGAAATACCTAGAGAAGCACCAATAAAGAATTTAGAATAACCAAATTCACCAGCTTTTAATAATCTATCGAACATTTGTTTTTGATTGTATATAGTTATATTAGGAAAGACGAGTTTCCAATTATATATCTTATTACCAAATATTCTAAGTCTCTTTTTAAACCACAGCTCATATTGTCTTAAAAGACTAAACATAATCGAACTACCAAATTCTATTGAACGATCAAGACCTATTTTACCGTTATTTTCATCACTAAAAATTAACTGACTTATTCCAGCACTAGTAAATAAATTTCTTTCTACCTTACTAACTATATCTTCTTCATATTGATTATTTTTAAGTGTAATCGCATTAATATCCATAGGAGTAGTAGCAACCCCTATACCATCAGGTACAACAGATTTTAAAATATTATGAAATGCTCTAGCGTTATCTCCATCAATCAAAAATTCATTCGGTTCAGCATCATTATCAGTTTTCATTGGAACTTTTTGATGAAGTATTTTATAGTTATTAGCCTTATTATTAGTCTCTTGTAAATCTTTAGTATTTTCTAATCCCAATACCTCATCAAAAATTCCTGAAAACAAAGGTAAACAGTAGGGAACACTTCTATCAAGTTTAAAACAAATCGTTTTTTCAGGATTTAATTTCTGCCATCTATATTTTCTATAATCACTCTTGTAATAATTGTATAAATTTTTAAATTCATCATCATAATTATCTATGTTTACATTTGATTTATTAAAATATGAAAAATCAAATTCTATAATATATGTATCAAATGCGTCCAATCCAGCAATTCTACAATAATTTGTAGGCAATTGCTGCCATAAAAAATTAGTTCCATCTGTCCTTTCATAAGCAAAATATAAATCTTCACGTAACAAAATAGGTTCAATAGCAGATAGTTTAGCTTTAATATTATAATTTTCGAGGAAATTTAAAGTCTTATAAAAATTCTTAATTAACTTATCATCTAATTTGTCAATAAAATTTGCATCAGGTATTAATATATAGTCATGAGTAAGCATCTTAGAAAGAAAATTAATCAAATTCTTATATTCTTGGCTGATATGATACAGGTAATTACTTACTTCTCTTAATTCTCTTTCATAATTTTCGGGAGAAGCTAGAAATCTCCTTATCTGCTCTTTAGTATATTTTCTAGAATTACTATTAAAATCTCTAAGAATAGTATCTTGAGCAAGTTTGCTTACATCAAAAAATACCCGGGGGGATTCAACGTCTTCCAATTTCATCTTTTTAAATGCTTTATAAAGATTCAAAAATTCCCGCTTTATTTGCTCTTCAGATATTTTAGTATTTTCCATCTTTAACCCCCTTTCTAATTAAATAATGCATATTTTAACGGATTTACATCCTTACATTTTGGTTTAATTAACCTTTCCCGCCTGTATTCATGTAAACCATGTGCCAACATTAACATTGCATAAAATCTATCATCATTCATTGTATTTTTTTTATCAGGGGGCAAGTCATACTTAACTCCCCCACTTTGAGTTTCATATTTATAAATACTAGTACATTCTATTTTCATAATATCTGAATTTATAAGAGAAATCTCTTCTTCTAAAGTAAGCTGTCTAGTTTTTACTGTATTGCCTTCATCTTCTATATAAACCACACCTGCTCCCGTGTATTCTTTTAGAAATTTTATCTTGTCCATATCAAGTAAATTTATAAACTCATCCATCATTTCATTTTTTGATTTACGTGGGTCAATAACACGCATAATATTTCTAGCATTAGGATATCTACTTTTTAAATCTTTATATAAAGGATTAGTTAAATCAATAATGCCTCTATATAATTGACCCTTATTATCTACCCAGTCTTCTAAAAGCTGGTCTGCATATAATTTACCTCCCCCACCTTCTCCACCATCTATATAAAAAGCAATAACATTTTTATAATCTTCAATTAATTTTCTTATATATTTAACCTGGTCTGTAAAACTCATAGGTATTTTCTTTTTTTTACCCATATCAATTAAATTTAACGTATTTACAACTCTGCCATAAATATCATTATCCTCTTCACATATTTTCATTACCATTATAATACTGTTATCCTTAGTTCGAGCAGGGTCAAATGATAATATATACTTGTCTACTCCATTACCATATAACTCCGGTAGTTCCATATCACTATTTCTAGTAAATACTTTTCTTGAAATTGCCTGCTGTTCAGATTCTTTAATAAATATATTATAATATTCTCTTAAGGCTTTTTCTTTATTTTGACGCATCATATCATCAATTTCAGATTTTTTAATCAAAGGAAGCACAGGTTTACCATTTACAGTTGGTTTTAAGGGAACTTCACAATTTATATCAAATACAACATATCTGCTATCACCCATAAACATCCTTAAAGAATAGTTCTTGTATTTTTGATAATACTCACTAGATTCATCAGATGCCGAAGAAGCCATAATAACTTGAGTAGGAAACTTTTTCTTTTCTAATCTAGCATCATATCCTTCTCCTAAAGCAAAATCCCTTTCCTGTGATAAAAAAGGTCTAACAGCCTGTTTTAATTTTTCATCTGCAAAACCATATTCATCTATAATTAATAAAGTAGCACGTTTACCCCTTATACCTTCAGGATTATTAGGAAGTGCATATATAGCACTACCATTATAAAACTCTACTTTATATTGTGATTTATCATGAGTAAAACCATCTCTATTAGCAACACTCTTTACAGTTTCATTTATAAGTATTTTTTTATCAGTTTTGACAGAATCTATTTTACCCTTAGCCAAATCCTCAATTTTCATAAAAGTTTCTTGGGCTTGAGTTCCTGTATTAGCAACTATATAAATTCTCTGATTTTCAAAAAGTAATGCTTTTAAAATAGCAAATATGGCTACAAGAAAAGATTTACCTGCATTACGTGAACAGCACCATATTATGTGTTCAGCAGTCCAACTTTCCATTATCATTGCTTTCTGATAATCCATAAGAACTACGCCAAGCAAATCTTCACAAGCTTTAACGGGATTGCGTCTCCATTCCCTTATCCTTTGAGCAACAAATACAGCACTTTTATATTGTCTTGTAGACATTTTAGCGGATTTAATCAATAGCTCCCACCTCACTCAATTTAATATAAGCAAGGCGGAGTTCTTCTTCTAAATGTGTTACCTTCTCCTCTAATTCCTTTATTAATTCCCTTTGCTGGTATATTATAGATTTATCATCTGTTTCATCCCAATTGATTTGATTTAAAATACTCTGATTACTTATATCTAAAATCTGTTTCATGGCTTCACAGGTTTTTACATCAAACAAATCTTCCTTAGCTTCTTCTATACCTTTCTCTTTTAATTCCTTAAGAAGTTGCGTTAATGTACCCTTACCTTGAGTTTTATTAGTTCCTCGATTATTTACTGAAATTCCATTGTCTTTAGCAAATTTATTAATTGATTCTATTAAATCCTTTTTCATACTAACTAATTGCTTCAAAGTCCCCGATTCTTTTGATAAAATCCTGGGGTCTCCTGTAATCCTATTGATAGCAATATTTATTTTTCTTAACTGATTTAAGCTTTGCACTATTTCCAATACAATAGATAATTTAAACCCATCATTAAGCGTATCTTCATCCAAATAATTAATAAGCTCATTAAACAAAAAGACCCTATCAGATTTACTTGCTTCTCTGAATGGGTCATAATCCAACAGCCTTATACAATCTTCTTCTATCTCTTTATCCTTATCAGTAGGATTAATAATCAAATCATTATTTTCAATATTTTCAATTATTGATTCTTTATCTGATTTTTTAGGATTTTCAGGGTGTACTGGTAAATCATCTTTAGGAATATATTCATCTCCAAAATGTAAACCACGGTATTGAGGTAATTTAATATTTTTTAAATAAGTCGGCAATAAACCCCCTATGGCAGTGCCAGGGGGAATAATTTTAACAAATTTTTTATCTCCTTCTTTATTTTCCCTATAAACTATTTCTACATTTTTATCATTATTTAAAGCATTTTCCATAGATTTATCATATATTTCTTCCAAAAATGGTACATCTACCAATTTACAAATATGTATAATACCTTCTTTGACATCATCAAATTTTTCAAATTCCTTTTTTAAACAACTTTTGCATATATCATCTCTTTTATCTTTATTATGGTAATTTATATAAAATTCAGATATTCTTTTTGTTTTATTACACAATTTACATTTTTTTCGTTTTTCTGACATCACCTCACCATCCTTGTTTATACCTAATTTTTACAAAAAAGCCCTCTATAGCTAGGCACCATAACGGTGCGCACGGCATGTAGCCGACTTTCGCACATAGAGGAGTGACGTCCTCCCCTCAATAAATTGAGGGGGATTACTACCCCTCGCGCTCCCCCATTTTTCTAAAAATGGCAGGGGAGACAGGACTTGAACCCGCAATCAACGGTTTTGGAGACCGCTACTCTACCAATTGAGCTACTCTCCCCATTATAGTGAACTACCCCCACCTAAAGAGAATGGGGGATTTCTTGGTAATTGAAGTTAAAAAAATTTTCCTTTTTTAAAGGAAAAAATAAAATATCAGCTAATCACACAACA